GGCGGGAAAACATTCATAATATCGCAGCGAGCTGCCGTAGACCCAGCTAGCTCTATTATTGTTGATATATCGTCAGGAATCGACTCGATCACGCAGATTACAACATCTGGAAGTTCAGACGGTCGAGTACATGACATATTCCTCGGGGAGAATAATTACTACGCAATAACCTCTGCGCCAAGAATAGTTTGCTACGATAAGTCTTGGGTTAAAAAGTGGCATGTTGACACTTTAGGCGTGACGATAATTCCAGACCATTCAATTGGCGGGAATTATATAAATATCAGGGAGCGCGGTGATGAGTCCGTGGTGATATGCCAAGGCGGAGATAAGTTCTTCGCAGTTAGCCAGTCGGGCATTTTTGATCTTGGATCTGTACCAGCAATTGACGGCTTTCAAGGCCTCGGAGGATCGCACCTAGTCTGGCCGCTGTGGATATCTTACAACGCTGAATACAATCGGGTTTCGACAGTAAAGCTGTCCAGTGTAACCCCGCAAACCGTCCAGCTATCAACAATCGTCGCCACCGAATCCGCCCGCTCAGCACTAATCAAGCCAGCCGATATCGACACGACCGGACTAACCGATAGCGTGACAGGATTCAAAGTCACCGCCACAGGTTCTATCCGTAACGCCATCGAACCACTGCGCGGCGCTTGGCCGTTTGACGTTGTGCAGTCCGGCTACAAAATCAAAGCCACGTCACGCGGTAGCGCGCCTGTTGTGACTATTCCGGCTGGCGAGCTAGCAATTGATACGCAGCTAACCGAATCGCGGGAGATGGATTCTCAGCTACCGCAAAACGTCACCGTAAAATATATCGACCAAGGGCGCGACTATGACGTAAACGAACAGCGGGCGCAGCGGGATAACACCGAGGCGGTCAATTCGTTAAACATCGACTTGCCTGTAGTGCTATCGGCCACCCAAGCGGCTCAGGTTGCCGACAAGCTTATCCGCATATACGCGCTCGAAAAATCAGACTTCAGTTTTACGCTTCCATCCGCGTACAGATACTTAGAGCCGGGTGACGTGGTTACGATTGCTACCGACGACGCTGACTTTGCGCTCAGGATGGTATCAGTAAACCACACCGCAGACGGTCGCTTAGAGTGCGCCGGCCGGCCTAGCAGCGCCTCGACTTACGTTAGCATCGCGCCGGGCGATCAGGGTCAGGTCGGGCAGGTAACGATACCGCTAGCAGGGTCAACTATCGGCATGCTGATTGACGCGCCAGTTATTGACGAAGGCTTGCAAGACTCGCCGGGGTTTGCTTGTGCGTTTAACGGCTACAGTACAACATGGCCGGGCGGAATTCTGTTTCAAACGGCGGATAACGGGCAAACGTGGACTGATTTACAGGGCATTGGCGGTCAATCCACTAGTGGCACAGCGTCCACTTTGCTGGCTGCTAGTGCCGGCAATCTTGTGCAGATCGGCGGGTATCTTACCGTTTCAATGCTCGCAGGAACACTCGAAAGTGTGACAGAGGCGCAGATGTTTAACGGCGCTAACATCGCTGTATATGGCCAGCCGGGCAGATGGGAGGTTATTAGATTCCAGAATGCCACGATGGTCAGCGCTGGGATTTATACGCTCGATACGTTCTGGCGTGGCGACCGAGGCACCGAGTGGGCAACTGGCCTGCACGCTGCTGGCGATCAGTTCATCCTAATGACTGATCCCGACTTGGCTTTTGTCGGAATGCCAGTGGACATTATCGGATCGCCTCGCCAGTATCGCGCAATAACTAACGGAGCGGCTATTGATAGCGCGTCAAGCCAGTCGTTTACCTATCTTGGCGTAAACCTTGAGACTTTATCAGGCGTGCATCCAGTCGGGATGCGAACTGCCGGCGACCTGTCGATTGCATGGAAGCGTAGAACCAGAGTAGGTGGCGCTTGGCGCGACTTTGTTGACGCTTCATTGGGCGAAACTACAGAAGCTTATGAGGTTGACGTTATGGATGGTGCGACAGTTAAAAGGACGCTGACGGCCACCACTCCTAGCGTGCTGTATACTAGCGCAATGCAAGTTACCGACTTCGGTGCCGATCAACCATCGGTATCGGTCAATATCTATCAGTTATCGTCGGTAGTCGGTCGCGGCTACCCACTGGGGGCGACACTTTGACAACTCCTAAGTTACAAATGCCCGAGTTAGTTGCTGGACAAGCAGGGAAAGAGCTAACGCATAATCAGGCGCTAGCTATATTGGATCAACTTGCGCAGCCGAGTGTAGTCGATAAAGACTTAGCCGCGCCGCCTGGCAGCCCTGCAAATGGCAGTATGTACATTGTTGCTGCCGCTGCAACCGGTGAGTGGGTTGGGCAATCTGGAAAGCTGGCGTGCTGGCTTGATTCGGTTCTGGCGTGGACTTTTATCTCTCCAGCTAACGGATGGCGCGCGTTTGTCGTGGGTGAATCCATGTGGTATCAGTACAGCGGTTCCGCGTGGGTTGCAGACGATACATCATGGGCTAACCTTACGCTCACCAATACATGGGCAGTTTCTGGTGGGCTGACGCCTCAATGGCGGCGAGTTAAGGGCGTCGTATACCTTCGCGGGAAATGCCAGCACGCAACATTTGCGAGCAATGGAACGACGGCATTTACGCTGGCATCCGGCAGCCGTCCCGGCCAGACAAGCGACTTCGCAGTATTAGGCGGTGCAACAAACGTGACCGCCGCAAAAGCAAGCATTACTACAGCCGGCGTAACATCCTTGACCGACTTGGTTACCGCTTCGGGAACGGTTTATGTTTCACTAAGCGGTATAAGCTTTGCCGTTTAATGAACAGTGGCTACGGGAGTTAAATCTGGAAACTCTCGCTGCCCGGCTATATGCCATGTATCGCCCGAGTATTCAGCCTTAACCGTAAAGCCGCCAAGGAATAGCTCGTCTATTACCTGCATGGCGGCCGGTTCGTTGCTTGAGATTGCAAATTCTACGCGCTGGATTGTCATTTTATTGGCTTCCTAATCTCTTGGTACCCACCGCAGATAACGCACTCAAGTACGCCGATTGATTGGTAGAACACTGCGCCGCTGTCCTGTAGTTTGTGGTCGTGCAGGCATAGCGCTGGCGTATCCGTTAAGCCATGCCGTTTGATACTGCTTATTACGGCCTTTGATAATGTCACAGGGCAATCCTAGAAGTCGGGCAGTCTGACCCGCTAAGTAAATGGGAGTTATCACGGTGGATCTCTATCGGGTAAATTTTGATTGTATCGCCGTTGCGCCGGTATCGCTTGGCGCATAGTTCGGCTAGCTCGGCGGTTTCGCGCCAAGAGAATAACACAGGGAGACCGATGCCGGTTTGGCGGAATATGCCGTGCATTATTTCACGCGGATGCCGGTTGATTCGATGGCGGATATAACATCATCAGGCCAATAAAATTCAATGCTATTATCATCAAAAGTAACGTCAACGCTTAACTCCGGCAGCTCAACAACAACCGCCGCTCGCGAGGCTTGCCATGCTGCTTCGGCCAGCGCTATAGCCTGAGCCCACGGAGTTCCGTGGCATCCGGGGATAATGTCAGCGGCGCAATCATCGAGCCATGCCTCAAATTCTTCACGCATCACAAGTACACTCCAGATAAACCATTCCCAGCAACGGTACAAGCGCGATGGCTGCGATAAAATGACCTGATTCGATAAAGCCAGACGCCACGAACAGCACGCCAAGACTTAGCAGGAACCAATTTTGTTTGCGGTGGTTGTTTTTTGATTGCCACCAGTTGCGCAGGGCTTTCATATCAGCAGCCCTCGCCAATGCGCATTGTCAGTTCGGCATAAACAGCGCCGCAGCCAGCCATTGCGGCCTCGTTTGCAGCAAAGCGCCAAAACTCACTAGCGATATTTAAGACGGTCCAGCTAACCAGACGATCTACCTGCGCCTGCGATGGGATGCCATCACCAAGCGCCCATAACATATCTGAAAAACGATCCATTGCGTTGCGTTGTTCGCGGTTCATATTCGTTTACTCCGTTGGTTTGTGTTCCGTGATTCGAATACTAGACAGCTCATCGAATGCCGTCAACCGATTTTCGCGCTATAATCGGTAAATAATTGGCACGGAAACTGCACATGAAAATCAGCCCGAAAGGCTTAGACCTAATCCAGCGTTTCGAGGGGTGCAAGCTAACGGCTTACCTATGCCCTGCTGGCGTGCTTACCATTGGATACGGCCACACCGGGACGGATGTTCGCAAGGGCATGACCATTAAGCCGTTTGAGGCCGATAACCTGCTTGCTGACGACCTTGCGCGCTTCGAGGTTGGGGTTAGTGAGGTTATCAATAAGCCGATGACACAAGGCCAGTTTGACGCCATGGTGAGCTTTGCGTTTAACCTGGGGCTGGGCGCGCTTAAAGGATCTACGCTGGCGCGCAAATTCAAACAGGGCGACCATGCTGGCGCGGCTGGCGAGTTTTCTAAATGGGTATGGGCCGGCGGTAAGATGCTTCCGGGACTTGTAAAGCGGCGACTTGCCGAAAAACTGTTATTCGAGGGCGACAAATGAACACTCAAGACTACCTAATGCTTGCAGGCACTCTATTTGCCGTTATGCCGCACGTTGCCGCTATCATCGGCACACCTGCATGGCTTAGCAAGATCGGCGCTGTAGAGGCCATCTTTAACGTGCTGGCCAGTCGGTATGGGAAAGACCGACCGAGCAAGTAAGAAAAAGCCCGCGTTATGCGGGCTTTGTTTTAGATGTTATTCCACTCAGCTCGGCGGCGCTTCATTAGGTCACAGTAGCGCTGATAGGCGGCGCTCTTTGTCGGGCTGAATCCAAGCCCCTTGCACCAGTAGTCATTCTTTAGGAATGTCTTTACTACCTTTCGCCAAGTCGGCACCTTTCCGCGACTTTCGAGCGATTTATCAGCTGAGTCTGGTATCCCGTCAGGATATCCGCGCTTACTCCACCACTTTAGGTATACCGCCAGCTTGTTCTTGTAGTGCTCGGCGGTTGGCTTCGGCATGGTGCGCAGTATGTGCCGCGCAAAGCTCTCGAAGGTATGGCCTTCAGGCAGCGCGATACTGTGGTTGCCCATTATTGCGCCTTTTTCCTGGCTGTACATCTTTCCGGTGTTTGCTCCTGCACACCTCAAAACAACCTTTGCCCACATGGCAGGATCAACAATCTGGTACAGCCACAAACCCTTTCGCGCCTCGTCTCCAAAAGGTTCGCAAATTCGCATTTGACTGATTTTCATGCCGGCTTGGTGCATCCGATCATACAGGCGATTGTAGTCAAGACCTGTCTTCCCATGGAAACGCCAGATATCTTTAGTCTTCCAGTCGTAGATTGGGTATACGTTCCATGCGATTCCTTCGACCTGCGTAGTCCATTGTTTGCCCATAAATGTCGGCTTGTCGTCACGAGCAATTGCACGGAAACGGTTAAGGCTTTCGTCTGCGCGAATACCGACAAAGCAGGCGCACGACTTGCCCCCTGCATACCACTGCGCAAATGCTGGCGTAAATTCCTCAAACGGCATGCCAGTGTAATAGAACGGAAAAAACGATTCATCAGTGATGCTCATAGCCTCTGGCTGACGAACCCATAAATCTTCCTTTTCTGTATCCCACGCCGTCCATTCTGGCTCTATCTGGCTGCATGCGTTCCATGTCTTCATTGGCAGAGCCACCCAGTACGGGACAATAACATCCGCGTACTCTTTGAACATGCTGCGCGCAAAATCAATCGTAAGACCAATCTGGCACTCCCAGTCGATCATTAGCACGCCGATTGTTCGACCTCTTGCCCGGGCCTCGGCCGCCACCATGTGGAGCATTACGGTAGAGTCTTTGCCGGCACTAAATGACAGATAGATGCGCTCGAAATTGTCGAAAGTGAAAGATATCCGCTCTTTTGCGGCGTCGAATACGTTTAATCCAAGCCCTCTTTTTGGCATTTCAATTCTCTACTCTGGTGAAGTTTTTAGTTGAAGACACTACCGTAAAGCCCTTAGACACGAACACTCCAAGGCTTGCAGGTGTGCAGTTTGCCTTTAGTCCTACCGGAACAGCAAGCAAAATACGCGAAAGAATTTCAGAAAATACTCCTTCGCCTCTCCGTGTCGGGCGCACATAGCAATCAGAGACAACGCTACGCCGCAAAGAAGCGAACCCAATCAGGACGAACCCATCATAGGCGGCAAACCATTCCTTATCTTCATCGTCGTAAATATGAATGCCTATTTCCTTGGCTGCCGAGCGAGAGCCAAAAAAAGGCCCCATCAATCTATAGAAGTCCTTATTTTCGCGTGACAGACTTAGGATTTGCACGCTCATACCTGTCCCTCCACTCTAATATAGCAACGTCAGCGGCAAGGTTTGCCAGCTCCTGCTGAGCCTCTGCCATGGTGCGCCACCCGAGCCTTGTAAGGTCTTCGCTTGCCCCGTGGTGCAAGTAGCACGCCGCATGGCCGATCCACGCCTGATGATTGATAACGGATGCGCTTAGATTCACGTCGCAACTATTTGGCCACCGATCTAGCACAAGCATGCAGGAAGACAGGAAGGACTCATAATCTATCATCAGAGCAGCCGAGGCCTCCGGCATGCCAATGCGCTCAGCGGGCGGCAAGACCTTCCACATCGCGCCCTGATACTCTTCGCACTCGAGGTAATGGCGATATACGCGCTTAAACCTTCGATTCATCAATTAGCTCCAGCTCGTCCGCCTCATCAAATGACACAGCTTCCCATGCCTCACTGAAGTCTTCGTCGCCAAACAGCCCTGCAAGCCCGGTTACTTGCTGCAAACGCAAAACCTCATCTGCATCCATGCCAAGCTCTGTAGAAATACGCTCGTCAGTCCAGAAGCGCCGCTTTAGCTCAACAACAATTTCCGACATCGACTCTACCTTGTGCGCGCCGCGCGCCCGGTTATGTCTAATGGTCGCTGCCATTCGATCATTGCGATCATGCTGGCCTGCCTTGAGCTCAACTATCGGCAAATAGCTATGCACTCGAGCACTGATGGCTGGCGATTCCTTGCCGACGCGGTGGCGGTGAAACCCGTCCACAACCTCAATGCCATCATTCGGCCATGTAACGATTGGCTGAGTGTAGCCATCACTCATAATAGAATGCTCGAGCAGCTTCATCTCTGGCGGCGCTACGCTATTTGGGTTGTAGTCGTTTGCATGAACAAGGTCATTCTTTACCCATCGCACAAAATCAACAGGCTCTGAATTGAACGGGCTGTGCGCGTGAATCATCTCGCGCAATCGATTGATTTCATCGACACGTTCGTCGATTGGCATATCTGCCAGATAGTCAAAATTCATTTCAAAAACTCCTTGATTTGCCGCTTCGCATCTTCGAAGCCTAGGCATAATAGATAGGTTGCCCCCGCCAATTCAACCTCTTTTTTGTATTTCTTTTGATCCGCGCCCCACACGCTACCTTTCTGCCTTTTCATCTCGATATAAAGCCCCCAGCGCGGCACATGCAAATCACTTGGCCCTTTGCGCACTCCTTCGGCTTGAGCCTTTTCGCGCTGGCGATGGCCAATGTGCAGGCCGTTAGGTATGGCGTGGATAAAAACGTCTGGATATTCACGCTCAAACCAGTTAACGAATGCAACCTGCTCGTGCGTTTCTAGTGGTGTGTTATTCATAATTCCCCACGCTGATGACATCGAAAAATTGAGATCCGGCCTTCTTGCGGTAGGCAATACCGGCTGGTATTTGTGAATCTGGAAAGGCGTCTAGCGCGCTCTGAATATCCGGCATTGTTTCGCCCCACGCTGCTCGACAGAAAGCATCTGCTCGACTGCGCGACCAATGGTTGCCGCTCTCAAGCGAGTGCCACTGCGTAAGCTTAAAGGGCTTTTCGGCTATGTCGTAAACGACTTTAAGCGTGTCTGGCTTATCGCCCATGCTGACGTGTCTCGCCATTGTCCATCCTAGCACCTTGGAGGTTCTAAGCCGGCAAGGATCGTTCGCAATCTTTGCCGCAAGCTCTTTAAGCTTTTCGTTTGGGTCGATAATCTCGGCCTTGCAGCTTGAGCAATAGCGCGCCGCAATATCGTTTTCGGCTTCGCACACTTCGCAGACCTTGCACGTCCATCGGTAATTGCAGCGCGAATGAATTCCGGCAATGATTGCTTCGCCAAGGCATCGGCGACCGTAGTGCGCTGGCAATGGCTGGCCATGCTCGTTAGTCAGGCGAATGCCGCCCATATCAATTTGATAGCCATGGTCGTCAATACCAAACCCAACAAGATCGTCACGCAAGCTGAATTGATTGTCATAGCCGCAATCAGGGCAGCAAGCCGACAGCTTGTCGCCGCCTTCTTTTGCTATCCTGGCCGTAATGACCGGATCAAAAATATCGCCACCAGGGCAATGCCACTCTATGTTCTCGCCATAGTCCAGTACAAGGCAGTCGCGCTTATCATCGCCAAGGCGAAGCCCTCGACCAATGATTTGCTGCAATAGCCCGACAGACTCAGTGGCGCGCATAATGGCTATAACGTCAACATGGCTAGCGTCAAAGCCAGTAGTTAGCACCGCGACGTTCACAAGGTACTTAAATTCCAGCGCCCTGAAGTCGTCAAGGATTTTACGGCGTTCGTCTTTGTCGGTTTCTCCCGTTACCAGCTTCGCACCATACGGCAGGCTTTGCAGCACCTCTTTGGCGTGCTGGATCGTTGCCGCGAATATCATAACGCCTTTTCGGTCGCGGCTTTTAGATACAATATCAGCGACGATTCCCGATGTTTTGCGCCCCTGACCTACGAAGGCGGTTTCAACTTGAGCTGCGTCAAACTGGCCGCGTGCGTTTATGGTTAAACCAAGCGCGTCATAGTGGTCGGCCACCGTATCGAAAACTGGAGGCGTTAAAAACCCTTCGGCAATCAGGGCTCGCGCGCCAATCTCATAAATGGCGGTGTGGAAAAATGGCTCTATCGAATCCTCACGAAAGCCGTCTTTGTGGTGGTGCTGGTAGATGTAGCCAGAGCCAAACCGGTAAGGCGTAGCCGACAAGCCAATAACGCGCAACAGCGGGCTTTGGCTGCGCATATGCTCGATAATGCGGCGTAGCGTTGGCGTAATTCCGTGCGCCTCATCAACTATAACCGCAGCAAACCGGCTGTCGAATTTTCGCAAGGCGTTAGCGATAGTTTGTGGCGTGCCGAAAACCACATTGTGTTTCATGTCCTTTTTGCCAAGGCTTGCGCTGTAGATGCTGGCTAGCGCTCCGGCTGCGCGGTATTTGGCATAGTTCTGCTCTACCAATTCACCCGATGGCGCAAGGCATAAAATCTTTTTGCCAGACATAGCGTGAATTTGTTCGGCAATGGCCGCGATGATATGGCTCTTGCCTGCGCCAGTCGCGGCAATGATTAGCGCCGGATCAATGCAGGCTTTAACCCATTGCATGGCGGCGTCTACGGCCTCTTGCTGATACCAACGTAGAGTCATTCTGTTAATTCCGTCGCATTAAAAATAAGCTTAATGGTGGCAATATCAACATCATCCATAAGCATTGCGTCTGCAAGCCCGCGCAAGTGGTTGGAGCTTTTGCCTTTCAGTCCGTTCGCCATGCCGTTTGCGTAGTAAATTGTGTTTTCGCCTTGGTCGGCATTGACCAATTCAAAGCCAGACAATTCCATAACCTGCGGGTGGAACAGGTGGCGCTCGCATGGCTCGGTGCCGTGGCCACAGTTGAACTTGCCATCAACAACGGATACATGCGCGCAAGTGCGGCAGTTGACTAGCGGAATCTCACCCGCGCCACTGCAAAAGTCTTTGTAGTCGCACCAATTACAATGGACGTCATTATTGGCATACGGCACGGCTTCGGACGCCATAACGTCATGAATGCGGTCATATTGCGCCTGAGCATAAACAGGATCGTAATTGACAACCTCGGTAAATATCTCGCTGGTGTTTTTATTGAACACAACAAAAAGGCACTTTGCCAGCTTATTGCCGTGAGCGCTAAGCTGGTCGCTTGCGTGCATGTAGAGCTGGACTTGCGCGATATAAGATTGGTCAATACCTTTCTTGGCCATCTCTTTCCAGCGCTTATCATTGGCGGTTTTGTTCTCCAGCAGGAAGAACTCGCCATCTTGAAACATGCCGTCAATCAGCCCAAGCGTGCCGCCCCAGCGGTTTAACAGCTTGGCTTCGCGCATGTGTACTGGATGGCCTAGCCACTCGCACAATAAATCTTCGAGCGCGTGACCGATGCGGAATGTCCGCAAGGTTTCTTGCTTGAATACTAGCGCTTTGACGTGGCGGAATTGCATCCACATTTTCCGGTCGCACGCGTGCCATCGGCTTCCCGTTATGGCGGATGGGGGGCGGTCTGTTGCGATTATGTTTGGGATTTCCACGGCTAACTCCAATAGAAAACGGGGCCGAAGCCCCGCTATTTAACTTAAAAGCCGATACCGGACGCAGCCGGCGCAGCCGCAACCGCGCTATTCATGCCGGCAACCGATTGCACCCAGTTACCGGACATCTTTTCGCCCGCTGTTTCGTTGTCCATCGCCCAAATCGCCACCTTAATCTTTTGCGGCTTATTGGTCAGGCACGAAGCCAAATCCATATCTGTCGGCTCTTTGCCAAGTGACATCAGGCGACCGCCTGCGTTAACGTCAATTGCTGCCAGCATCCGCAGCGCCTTGTCTTTCTTCTTGGCGTCAGCATCAAGAACGCGGACTTTTTGAAACACAACGCGCTTTTTAAATTCGCCTTCCAAGACGTCCCAGCGTACTTTGATAAGTCGCTCGCCGGTTGACTCGTTCGAGTCCCATTTTGCTTCTGTGACCATTGCCGTCAAAACAGTACCGCTCGGGATAGGTGGCAGATCACCGCCGCCCATTTCAGCTACGCCAGTTGCTTGGATTGGTGCGTTGTCGCTAGTTGTCCAAAAGCTCATTGTGTATTTCCTTTCTTACAGTGATGGCACGATGCCGGATAGCGGGTTAACGCCAAGAATTACGGGTAGGTCGGATTTGATGCCGAAACGGTTTTTCGATACACAAGACGCAGCGGCGTAAGCAACCAAAATACGATCACCGTTTGAGATTGCCTTTTTACGCTCGCCGTCACCAGTGGTGAAGGTCTGCAATTTGATGAAGCCCACAATATCACTATCATCAACATAGGGCGCAACTGATTTTTTGCCTAGCCGCAGATTATAGCGCGTGTAAGGGTCGCTATCAGGAAGCTCGATTGTCTCAGTCTCAGCGTGGGCGATAAAGACAATGTGCATACCTTTATCATTCAGGATGCCGCAGCCTTTGCGCACGCGCTGGTGCATCGAAGCAACCGCACCAAGCCCAGCACCATAGCCACCGAGCGCTTGGTTAATGCTACGAGGCTTCTTTGGGTCGCTGTCGATTACCGACTGAATGAATAAACGCTCAAGCGCCGTTACGGAGTCAATCACAAGCGTCTTGTAGGAGTGATCTTCCTCTATCAGAGCCTTGATCTGTAGAAACACTTCGTCAGCGGTGCCGATAACCGGCAGCGCGTCAGGGCGGCTAGCTTCCGGGATTGCCTGCAAACCATCCTCAGCCCGAAGGAATACAGGGTTTGGGAATGTGGCAGCAAGCGATGTTTTACCCATACCGCTATCACCAAGGAAGGTTGCCACAATTGGCCGATTCGCTGGCTTGCAAATCTGTTGAAGGATGCTCATTTTTTTGCCTCTCTCTCGTTTTGGTGTGGCCATTCTTGCGCCCCGGTGGTATCTTGTCAACACAAATCAACAAGGAAGCAAACAAATGTTAACACTTGACCAGATCAGGCTGGCTCTAAAGCCCTACAACCTAAGCAAGGTCGCAAAGGAGGCAGGCGTAAATAAGCACACGCTTTATCGCATGATGAATGAGCAGCACAAACCATCCTATGAGACCGTAAAGCTTCTGAGTGATTACCTTCTATGAGCGGCGAACTGGAAATAATGCGCGACTACGCGGACGCCGGGTTTCGGGTGTTCGCGCTGTGGAATATCGTAGGCGGAAAATGCGAGTGCGGAGACGAGGAATGTAAAGCGGCTGGCAAGCACCCGCGCATCGGCGCATGGCAGAACTCGCCAGTGTGGAGCGTTGAGCAGCTTGACGCGCAACTGCAATACATCATCGAGACTGGCTTTGGCGTATGCCTTGACGATCACTTAGTC